CCTTCGTATTGACTTAGCACCTCATCCTTATCTGCCCCAGTGTCGAGGTAGATGAACTTGGTAAACGCAGTCTCACCGAACAACTTCTGAATGTTCATTGTTCTTAGCTTCTGTGCGTTCTCGTCTTTACTCATTGACGTAATCAGGTGAAACACATAACCGTGTTCTTCGTGCAACTTTCTGACATACTGTATTGCATCTCTTAACGGAGGCACAAATCCCATATGGGCAGACTCGTTGAACTCTCTGACTAGTTTCTTAGATTCTGTTTTAGTGATACCGTAGATTTCTGCGATATCATACTTTAATTTGTCTTCTGCGGTATAACCTTTCTCGGTCATCCACACATCAAAGGCGTATCCCCAGTTCAGGAGAACACCATCTGCATCTGTAAGTATTACCTTATGGTACTGACTTAACACTTCTTTTCCTTTTATTAGTTGTTCTTTCATTATGTGGTTATTATAACAAGAACCACAGACATTGTCAAGCCTTTAAATATTTAAATTTACCTGCTTTGTAGTCATCTAACATAGTGACCTTATTACCTCCACCTGTATAGTGAAGGAAATTCATATCATACCCACGGTCATCTGGCCAGTGTGTGGGGGTATCATTCCACTTCTGGTCGATACTCTGAATCTTAAATCCGTGTTTGGTTAGTTGTCCAGAAATGAATGGTTGGTCGTTGTTCAACCAGAACTGGTCTTTATGTTTATCCCCATCCATCATGTAATCATACCAAGGGTCGAATAACTCTCTTGCCTTGAGTCTCGCTTCCTTAGTCCACACCAACACACCAGTATTGAATGTAGTCACGCAAGAGGGGCGATATGGGGGTTCTGTGGGGACAATTGGGATACCATTGCGCTTATACTTGGTAATCAGTTGTTTTTTAACTTTATCTTCATAGTCCCAACTATTGTATCCACCATCCTTACCTGTACGTATCTCTGACTCAAAGACACCCGTGACCTCGTAGTCACCACACTCATCAAAGATATTCTCTTCGGTATTACAGATGATGTCTGAATCAATGAATGCGACTTTATCGTATTCATCATACATTGGGTCATATATGACTCGTAAACACTCGAAAAGCAGCACTGTTGAACCATTGAAGTTTTCGGTCAATACTTGTTTTGTAGAATAGTGATGTTTGCATCCAATCTTATCTGCATAGATTTGAAACGACTTTGCGGATAGGTCACCTGTTACACGATACAGTTCTGACCTAGTACCTTGGGGATACTGAGGAACAGGGGCTCGTTTCTCGGTTTCCTCATTGGTAATCATATATTGGTATATCAAATTCATAATTGATTCCCCAACTTATGCATCGTGGCGAGGCTCGCCGCATCCGAATACATATCCCAACCAAAACTGATAATGATTTTTTTTCCATGAACTGGTTTTGATGTATGTGGTGTCATTGATGGGAACAATACAACCTCTCCTTCTTTTATTTTTCCGTCATAACCGACTATAGTAGTACAGTCTCTTTCATCTTCTAATAACAAGTGTATCACACCAGCCATATTTGCTAGAGTGTGGGTGTGTAACATATAACTGCCACCTTTATTATATACATGATACCACAGAGTATTTAATATATATGAATTACATCCCCATGATTCACAGTATTTTTCTATTGCATCCTTAATTAATTTTTTGGTAACATCGGAATATGGTTTAGGATTGAAGCTCCATTGATTATGGTCTCCACGAGCATCATAGTCCCCATAGACAGCAAGTTCACTTACAGGTATGTCCATGTGTGACAGTGTTTCTTCTCGTAACCTGTCAAAATTCTCTATAGAATATACCTGTACATGTTTCACTCAGGCAATCCAACACTATATTGGACTTTACCGTCTACACGTTGTGCAGTCAAACACCTGTTACGATTCTCTTCAGCACTTACGTAAGATAGATGAATCCAACCAGATGTTGGGTCACCATCTACATAGAACTCAGAGATGACTTGGTCAAAGTCTAGATTATCTCTAATCCATTTTGCGACTTCTAGATTGTCTGTACCATCACACTCAAAGTCAACTGCTTGACCTTTACAGTGTTGTGACTTAGACGAACCACCAACTGCTTTGTTTAATTCTGGCCCTCTATATCCCGAACTGATACGAGTGATACCAAAGTGTTCTCGAACCTTCTGTACGCAGTTCTCGAATAGTGCCTTCGCAGCTTCTAGATGTTCGTCTTCTGGTGTGTTATCGATACCCAAACGAGTTGCAGTCATAGACTTGGTAAACTCTTTGAGTGAAAAGTTTTTACTTAATTTCATTTTATGTTTCCTCTTTCAACCATCTCCTTTGTCATTATATAGTCTCTGACAAAGTCGGAACGGACGATATCAGCCCATCCAAATTCTACGGTTGTAAAATTGTTCATGACTTCCATGATGTTCATGAAGTCAAGGATACCCTTTTTGTCTGAACCCGACTTGAGGTCAGACTGATAGTAGTCACCACTGAAGATGATACGACTGTTACGTCCTACTCGTGTAATTATAGAGTCCAACTCGTGGAATGTAAGATTCTGCATCTCATCAACCAACACCACACAATCATCCAGAGTTGTACCACGTATAAACGATGTCGATACAAACTCAATGTGACCTTGTTGTTCTAGGTTCTCGTATGCAGTCTTCTCATTGAACAGTTCGGTTGCAATTGATTTATAGGGTGCAACATAAGCATCAATCTTTTCTTCTACAGAGCCAGGCAGATAACCCATCTCTCTGGTTGGGACTACACTTCTTACGATAACAAGTTTATCTTGGTTATAAGATTTGTCCATGACATCTTGTAGTGCAAGGTACATTCCCACAAAGGTTTTACCCGTACCCGCAGAACCACAGAGTACCAAATGGTCTCCGTCTCTGAACGCTTCATATGCCAGTTTTTGATTTTCTGTTATGGGGTCGTAGGTTAACAAATGGTCTATCTTTAGACGTTTCATTGTCATTTTTTAAACTCTACTCCTTGTCGTTTACCACCAGCACCTTTCTCAATACTGCCTAATAAGTTTTTCCAATCACCACTGGTCTTGTTGACCACACTACCCGTTCCACTAACTAATGCGGGGGCGCCAATTTGTTGGGCCCAATCTTCGCCAAGTTCTGTCAACCGTAGTTGTAATGAGTCATAAGAACAAAACAGTTCTTCCTTCTCATTAGTCTTTTCGTTCACAATTGTGTATATCGGCATTACATTTCCTTCGGTATAATTATATACGGTTTAAAAGTTTTCGCTTTCTCTGACCCAAGTTGACAGTATGCCATGATGATGATTTCATCGCCAGGCACTGCCAGTCTTGCCCCAGCACCATTAACACCAATGTAGTTACTACCACTTGGGGCTGGAATTGCATAGGTTGTCCATCGTCCACCTGTATTTAGGTTGACAACATCTACCTGTTCATTGGGGAGAATCTTTACGGCATCCATCAATTCAGTATCAATTGCAATAGACCCTTCGTAATGAAGGTCACATTCGGTTACGATTGCACCGTGTATTTTTGATTTCAGTATTGTTAGGTTCATAATTTATATATCCAAAAATGACGAAAGGGGTGACTAGCACCCCCTCCGAGATATTGACCACCTACCTTATTATGCTAGAATTTGAGTTGATTGTTCGTACTCAGCAATAGTTTGATTCAAGTATGATTTTTTTATCGTTAACTTGTGTGCGAGGTTGTCTCTCCCCTTCTTCTTGAGACGGTGGATGTAATTATCAAGCTCTCGACTATCATTCTTTAATCTCTCTATTTGGTTTCTTGGCATTAACGCACTCCTTGTTGTTGTTAAAAGAAACATAACGAAGAATCTAAACTAGTAGGGTTGGGAATGCCTCCTCTACTAATTTCTTAGTCAAACCTTTGACTGGTGGTTTTTTGGCCACCATATCCAGAACAATCAATGCATCTTCAGCGTGGATTGATTCTAACATCTGGATGAATTTTGTTTCTACCCTAAGTTTACCCAACGCACTAGACCTAGCACCTTCAACAAAGTCACCGAAATCACGGTGAAGATTCCGCAGAGTTGAGGGGACACTTTCTGGTCTGTTTGGATTGTAGGGTGGTTTACCGACAGGTAAAACGAATTTGAGACGTTCATCAAAACAACCTCTGATAACATCTTTGATAGCAGGGACTTGTTGCCCTTGTGTTTGAAGAAAGGATATCTTATCTTTCCTATTCTTTAGTTTAGTGAAATCTTCGAAGATTTCGAATACTTCTTTTTCCATAATTTCCTCTTAATATTATATATACGAATACGGCCTTTAAAGACCGTAATATTGACAAAATTCTTGCAACATTCCTTCGTACTCCGAAACGAGAAAGGTCGCAGTTGCGACTCCTTCTACATCATTCTCTAGTTTGGCTTTCTCAAGTTTTTCCTGTGCAACTTTCAGATATTCTTCAATCGCACTCTTGTTCTTCAGAATTTCCTTTTTCTCACTAGTACTCATTATATATCATTCCTTAAACTGCTCCATCCACGCACTGACAATGTCACGTGCCTCATGTTTGTTCAGACCAAACTCGTCCTGTAGTACCCTTGGGGCACCGAACATATTGATTTGACCCGACTCACGCAGTCCATTCAAAAATTCAAAGTAAAATTCCATATCGCTTCTCCTTATGCGTACAAGTTAACATCGGTGTAATGACTTCTGTGGAAGTAGTCAGTCATTGCGTCATCTTCACAGAAGAACTCAGGCCCTTCCATCGCCGCCTTTAGTTCTTGCAAGAACTTAACTCCCGTAGGACAGTAGTTCTCTTCCAACCAGTAAAGGTTCACATCGTGACCCCACTTCGCAGACTCTTCCATAACTCTTTCGGGAGAGAAGTTGTTGTAACCGTTGAACTCCCTCTTAGCAACTTTCTCAGGGGTCATCTGTTCTGCACAGTAACCCTCTAGGATTTGTTTCGCACCTTTGACCTTTGCGACCAAAGTACTGTGATGTCTTACACTCAGACTCACTTTGAACCCATACTTCTTGCAGACTTTCTTGACTTCAACAGCAAGGGCTTTCTTTTCTTCTTGAGATACATACGCCATAATTTAATTCCTTTCTTCAGTTTATGTTATTATTATAACAAGATTAACATGCTTTGGCAAGCACATTTTCACAATTATTTAAGAAAATTTGACAAACCTTCTCTCTGTCGATACTGTCACCGCCACCCCACAAATGGGTAGGGACTTTCTTATCTTCAATTTCAACCCAGTTCTCTTTGACACAAGGGAAATCACCGTTGAGGTATTCTTCTACAGCCTGAACCGCACCCAGAACAGTCATACCGACATCGGGGTAGATAGCATCCCACTTGGGGTCTTCAGCGTAGAACGATAGAACGTAGTTAACGAACTGTTCTTTCTCTTGATTGGTTGGGTAACCACCGTCAAATTCTAATACCTGTTTCATAATTTCTCTCTCTTTTCTCAGTTTATGTTATTATTATAACAAGAGAGACAGGTTTTGGCAACACTTTTTTACACAAATTTTACATTTAATTTGTCTTCCCAATCGGGATTTAGGTCTAGATGAGTATGGATTTCAAGAGTGGTCTCAAAGTCTTCATCGTTGTCTACCATGTACTGTAGGGTCATATCCATCATAGGGACTTCAAATGAATACACGATATCCAACTTGTGCATCCTACGAAGCCCTCTTTTCAGTAACAACTCATACTGTGGGTATATTGGGGGTGCAATTGATAGGGAACTCAAGGTCTTGGATTTCATCAATGCGGGTAGAATGTTCTTGACAAACGCATTGCGGTGATGATATGATATACCATATCCAGCATGTTTATCTTTGTATAGAGATACGTATTCGATTGTCTCATCTAAGATATCTTGGTGTGATATCATTCTGTCTTCGAATGGATTCTCTTGTTGTCCCCAGAACTTGTCGGTGTACATAAATGCAATATCATCGGGAGTCACTTCCCATGGCTGAACGTCATCGCTAGACATACCACCTATATCACTAACCAGTGATTCATTTAACTTCATACCCTCGTTCATCTGACTCAACTTATGCAGAATGCGAAAGTTTGGTAGAAGACTGTGTAGGTCGTTGATATGACCCACCCTGTTCTTTGGTAAGAGTTTTCGTGTTTCGGGAGTCATATTCTCGACAAACTCAATTGCCGTGTTTTTCTCTATGGTTGACTCCCAGAACTTCGCATCATTTGTCCAGAGGGGTAGTCCCAGTTCAAGACACGCAAACATAGACGAAAGTTGTAACACACCATTCTTTGGAATGAGAACCGAAGTGGTCTCACCTTTCTTAACACCCTTAGATATGAGTAGGTGTTTTATCTTATTGATGGTTCGAAAGAATTCCTCTCTACCGACTCCATCAATTACAATGTCTTTTCTGATTAAGTGTCTATCCAATAACATTCAAGTGTCCTCTTAACTGTTCATAATTAATCTTGGTGTCTTGAAAGAATGGTTTGATATCAAATCCGTCTGGTATCACGATGTTGTTTCTTTCTTTCGGGTGCAGTATATACTGTCCCCCAATAAGTTCTAATTCATCTTCGATGTATCTAGGACTGTCCCACCACTCATGTTCTATTTTCATGCGACCATTCTCTAGGGTAGTCTTGTAGAAATCATCTGCAAGTACTCCCAGGCTATTAGGAATGATTGTGGAATCTTTACCGACACGGTTTATTAATAGTGGGATTGCGGTATCAATACTACCGAAATGTGATTGAAAAAGAACATTGTATTCCTTCGCAAGTTCTACAAACTCCGCATCCAATACGAATCCACACATGTTGATGTTGACTGTTCTTTTGAATGGCCCTGCAAAGGTCTCTAGGAAATCATAGAGTTCTTCTTTATTGGGTATCATGATGTTAGATGGCGGAACCCACTGCAAGTCTTTCAGACCTCGCATTCTTTCTACATCTTCTTCATGGGTCATATCGTGACCAATCGCAAATGAACTATGCGAGTATGCATTCATCAATGCGGGTAGTAGATGTGTAAGTATTGCGGATGCGTGGTGTAAGTTTCTGGAATGAATAACCTTTGCGTCCTCACCAAACCAAAAGATGTCGATATTGCGATGGGATATTCCCATTACCTCTTGGTGTGAAAACGTGATTGCTTTGGATGGGCCAGTCGTACCAGACGTAGAACTTACTAGGAACGGGTCAGTTGGATATACCTCCGCTCCTTGAAACCAGTATTCTTTTGTTGGTTCTTCACTATCAACACCGACTCCACCATAACGTTTCATCATCTCATCATGCAACCCGTTATAGATTTTGGTGGTGTCTTCGTTGGAACTATAGATGTAATAGTCAGACGGGCCATGCAATGCAAGTTTGGTAAATGGTAGGGATTCTTTGGTTGCGGGACTGTCTAGAATAAAGATTCGTAACCCCATCTCTGCACAGGCGAATATAGACGCAACATGGTCAAGACTCACTTCCATGATTGAGATAGTTACTAGGTCACCCTTCTTTGCACCCGCATCAAAGAGTCTCCACTTCATTCGATTGATTGCGATATCAATATCAAACCGAGACATATCATTGTAGATAATCCCTAGAGGGCCGCCAATTATACTACGATTTAATATGTTTTGCATGTATCTTACAACCTATAAACTCATTATAATATTCATCACTCAGTAAAACATCGAATTCGAATTGCAACTTCGCTTCGTAGTATGAACACTCACCTTTGGTGCGGCATAGTCTTAGAACGGTTCTCTGGAACTTCTGGCCCCCTTCTACGAGGGTTTTTACCTGTTCTGAGGAACCATAGTAGTCACGCCAGTCCGATTGGACTCGTGTTCTTTTGCGTCTTTTTCTTGTTTTCGTAACAGGGAGTATCTTGGGTTTCCAGAAGAACTTCTTACCAATATACTTTTTACCAGTGCTTAACTCAGTTAAACAGTAGACGAATCCTTGGTAGGGTTCCAAGAACTCGTCTTCTGGTTCAAACTCTTTATCTTCATATATCCACATGAAGGTATATATAACTACTCTATCGGAACTCCACACATAGGACAGTATTGGGGTTCCTCCTCGCAATCCTTTACGAGAACTTCGGTTTCTGTATCACAGAGGTGACATTCCAAGTTATAGGTGATGTCATCTTCCACTAAGCAGCACAACCTTGGCCATCAAGTCCACATACTTCAGGTTCTTCGTCCCAACCCCAGTCACCTTCCATGCCATTAACAGAGTATTCCGTTACTCGTTTTTCAAAGAAGTTATCGTGTGATGCACCATTCAGTACCCAGTCCAACCACGGTAGTGGATTGTCCTTAACACCGAACTTAGGTTTCATACCAAGTTGTAATAGTCTACGGTCTGCAATGTGTCGGATGTATTGTTTCACATCTTCCTCAGATAGACCTTCGATTTCACCAGACTTATATGCAAGTGTAATGAATCGGTCTTCTAGTTTGACAGCATTACGTGCCATCTGATAAATCTTAGACTTCAACTCATCGTTCACAATACGTGGATGTTCTTCACAGAACTCTCGGAAGAGTTTTGCGTTACCCTGTACGTGTAGAGTCTCGTCTCTGATAGACCACTCAACAATAGTACCCATACCTTTCATCTTACCGAAACGTTGGAAGTTCAACAACATCACAAATGATGCGAACAATGACATACCTTCGTTGAATACGGATTGTGCAAGTACCAAGGCAAGACCAGTCAGAGAATTGATATCACCCTCTTTCATAAAGTCAATCTTGTCTGCCATCTCCTTGTACTCAAGGAATGCATGGTGTTCTTCGTCTGGTAACCCCAGTGTGTCATTCAACAATGCGTATGCACGTTGGTGTACACCTTCACGGTTTGCAAATGAAGACAACATGTTACGAACTTCGTTGTTCTTAAACTTAGGAATCAAAAGCTCGTGATAGTTCTCACCAACCTGTACATCCGATTGAGTGAACAGTCTCAATACTTGAGTAATAAACTCTTTCTCTTGTCCAGAGAGTTTGGTTCTCCAATCTTGGATATCTTCGGAAAGTTCTGCTTCGTCTTCTACCCAGTGAACCTCTTCGTGTTTCTTTACTAGTTCTACCGCCCAAGGATATTGGAAGGGTTTATATGTTTTACTAAAATCTAATAATGCCATTGGTTCTCCTAACCTTCGCAAGCACGACATTCATCGTCTTCGCTCGTCTCTATTTCTTTGTTTAAATATTCCATCAACTCTTCGTACCCACCGACATATTCGCCTTCGATATAAATCTGTGGGACAGTTCTAACCTTACGTCCTGTGACTTCTGCCGCAGTCTTACCAATCTCTTTGAGGTCAACCTTATCAAATGGTATTCCTCTCAGTTTTAGTTCTTCCATTGCCATAGAACAGAATGGACAGTCATCTTTACTATAAACGATACTACGTGTATCACCTTGCAGTGCGACACGTTCTACCTTTTCAGATACATTCTCTGCACGTTGCTTTGCCTCTGTACGTAGATAGTATAGACCTTTCAGTCCTTCTTCCCACGCCTTCAGATGTACCTTATTTACATACGATTTCTCTGCACCAGATGGGAAGAATAGATTAACTGATTGTCCTTGACAGATAAACGGTTGACGTTCAGCTGCATGTTGGACTACCCAGTTTTGGTCTAACTCATCCGCAGTTCTAAAGACTGCCTTCTCACCTTCGGTCAGAAACGGTAGATGTTGTACCGAACCTTTCTTAGTAATGATTGATGTCCAGTTGGACTCGTTGTTCTCACCCTTCTCATTCAAGAGTTTGGTAAGGTATTTATTCTTTACGAGAAATGAACCAGCACGTGTTCTGTGTGTATATGCATTTGCCTTCAACGGTTCAATAGATGGACTCGTTGATAGAATCACTCCACTGGATGCGTTGGGGGCGATGGCAAGCAAATGTGCGTTCCTTTTTCCACTGCCAACACCATCAGGGTATTCCCCACGTTCTTTAGCAAGTAGTTCAGTTTCTCTATTTGCTTCGGATTTAATTTGTTCGAACACGGTTCTGTTGATTTCCCTTGCGGCTTCTGATTCCCATGCGACTCCGTGTTTCTGGAGTAAACTGTGGAATCCCATTGCTCCAAGTCCAATACTTCTTTCTTGTTCAGCTGAGTATTTTGCTCTTGGGATTGTATCGGGTGCTTCAGTAATGAAGTACTCAAGTACGTTATCGAGCATCCTAACAATATCCCGAACAATAGATGTGTCTTTCCATTCATCGTAGTATTCTAAGTTCAGACTCGACAAACAACACACCGCAGTTCTATCATCGGACGTTGGTAGGTGTATTTCATTACAAAGGTTCGAACCGTGAATCTTTAGTCCTTTATCTTTTAATGGTTGAGGCAAACTATTGTTTGCGGTGTCAATGAAGTTCAGGTATGGTTCACCTGTACGGAATCGAATCTCAAGGATACGTTCCCATAGTTTACGTGCATTGACAGTTTCTTTTACCGTTCCGTCTTTAGGGTCACGCAATTCAAAATCTTCGTTGGCGTGAACTGCTTTCATAAACTCATCGGTAATGTTAATCGCATTATGTAAGTTCAGTGCTTTACGTTGTACATCACCAGTAGGAATTCTCATATTCATGAATTCCACAATATCAGGATGGTGTATGTCCATGTAGGCAGCATACGAACCTTTACGAGTTTTACCTTGTCGGTATGCAATCATATCTGCATCGACAGTGTGTAGAAATGGCATTGGGCCAGGAGCAATATCTGATACTGTTCTTACGTCAGACCAGTGACCACCAACACCCCCGCCATATACTGATAACCACCTTAACTCGGCAGAGTGTCCAATTAAACCTTCCAATGTATCTGGTACATAGGTGAGGAAACAAGAGATAGGCATTCCCTTACTCTTCTGGTCGTGACCATTGGGTGCATTCGACAGAACAGGGGACGCAAACATAAACCACTTATTAGACACGTAGTCGTATAGACGTTGTGCCAATTCGTCATCCATCTCGTCACGGTACTTAGACCATGCCTTCGATGCTCTTGCAAAACCCTCTTGTGGACTCTTTTCATAATCATTTAGGTAGAAATCTTTTAACATTCCAACTGCATATTCCGCTAGCAGTTTGTCTTTCTTTTTATCAATTTTGAGGGTCATATTATCTTTCCATAGGGTATAGTTTTTCTGAGGGGTAATAGTATCTATACCCCTAGAGTTTTTCAGTTATTGTATTGTACCCTATTAGGGTAGAAAAGTCAAGTTATTTCGAGCGTTGTTTGTCGATTGCTCTAGAACCAAACCAGAACGAAATAATTGCGGCAAAGATTGCCTTGGTATCACCATCCCACAATAAACCAAGTGATTCTGCAAGAGGTAATCCACTAGCCAGTGCTTCTCTTAAAAGAGCGACTTCGATTGCACAAAACAATCCAAAGAAACAATATGTGATTACAGGACGTACAGACTTCTGTAGACCCGCAATGATACCAGTACCTTGGTTGATTGAGATGTCGTGTTGAATCAGTCGGTCATGCTCTTTATCAGCACCCATCTGTTCATACATTTTGATTTCATGGTCATAACCCTTTGCACGGAGTTCTGCCATCTTCTCCATCTTCTGGAGTTCGAACTTGTTGTTTGACTTTGTTTTAAAATGGTCTGTGATTGCGGGTACAACTGAACCCCCGAATCCTAACACACTACCTAGTAATCCACTTAACATTATTTTACCTCATTTCGTCTTATTGTTTCGGGTTTCTTCTTTTTCTTTTTTCCAAGGTGGACAGGAACAATCTTATCATCTCCCGCACCCGCTACGGAAACTGTTGAGGTCATCTCTTCGTAGAAATCTTTGAAACTCTTTCTCATCTCGTAATCTCCCCAGTTGTGAAATACACCCACTGTTTAGACTTCTCGTGTATTCCTTTGTAGATATCCAGACCAAGTACCTCATCAATAGGTTTTGCGTCTGTTTCTACGATTCTTATTTTATCGTCCTTCTTTACAATATCTTCGAACTTCACGGTCATTGTGTCATGTTTGATTCTGTATATGCCACATGATAGTTCTTTATCTTCAAGCATAAACCACGAAGTCTCTTCTGCAAGACAGTCTAGGATATCAATACCAGTCTCTTCATGAATCTGCATGATGCGTGAATCATTTAACTCACCATGTTCTTTAATCAATGCGAGTGCAGCCCCATACCTGGCGACAACGGATTGACCGCCTGGCACTTTTGCCATTAGACGTTTCAGATTGAATACAAGACGGTGAAATGGAGTGTAGTGACTGCGATATGCTTCACGGTCATCAATACTATTCGTAGTGAATTCTTTTACTCTTTTACCATCTGCGTCAATGATACCCGATTTGAATGCGTCAGTCTTCTCGAATGGAGTTACTAACAACTTCAAAAAACGGATAGTGTAGACTAGGTCTGCTGCTGATTTTAATATTCCCATAACTGTATTTATACTCAAAAAAACTTTAAACTAGATATTTTGCGATATATCTCTGTACCAAGTTGCACGAAAGATGTTATGGAATATACCTTCATATACTGCATATAGAACATCTTTGTGTGGAGTGACGAACTCGTAATCCTTTTGTTCCAGTAACAATCTCTGAATCGGAGAGTCCATAGAATCACCCAGAAGAAATGACTTGGGTGTTTTGAATACCTCGTGATATATCCTTCTATCATTATATAGAGATGCAGTAAGTACATTGTTATTTGTACTAATAGCACGGGTATAGAACTTCGGAGTCAATAGTTTTAACATATTGTCCTCTGCACTATCCCAGTCAATCTCTGGTTTAATCCACTCTTCGAACCATTCATCTAGATAGGTTTGTGTAGTCTTGTGTGTACCCAGTGTGTAGGATGCACCGTAGTGGTGTTTCTTCTCATCAATATTGTTCTGGATTGCAGCTTCTAGATATCTTTCATTCTTGTGTTCTACCATCAACATGTGTAAGTGCGGAATCAAATCACGGAAGAACATCTCATCTCCGTTGACTCCGTACATAACGATGTCTGGTTTTACCTTACAATCCGCTATCTGTTTCATTGTGGGTAGAATAGAACCCCACCGAGTAGACCCATCCTTTAGATATTGGATTGTGGCTTCAATACCTTTGTTGGTATCAAACTCCATATGTTCTACAAAAGGAAAGTTCCGAGCGGCAATCTTCTTGTACTTCAATCCATCATCACCCGCATGACAGGGTAACATGTTATAGATGTACTGTTTGTCGTTCCAAAAGTATTGTGATTGGAGAGCAGAGTCTATTCCTTCACTCAGTGATATAAACCTGTTTTCATAACGAGACTTAATCAACTGAGAGTGTGATAACATACACTCATCAATATACTCTGTAAGAGCCTCGATATCCGTCCACTTCTCTTCTTTCAATGCCGTCTTACAATCACCCACATAATCGTAGGATGGGATATATGAATTGATGTGTTCAAAGAACGTTGTGTTCTCTTCTTCAGTAAACTCACGAGACTGCAAATCTCTCTGACCATATTCCAGATACGTCTTGTTAATATCTTCTCGACTACATGTCATGAATGGTACGTAGTTGGATATCTCTGTACCGTACTTACGTGCAACAAATATCTTATGATTCTGAAAGTAATCAACCGATATCTCAAACTTCTCTCTGGTCAGTTTGATTGCAAAGAAGTTTCCGTTCTCCACATCAAAACTCCATCGAGCACAAGCCTCTTCGATATCACCTTCGATTAAATAACCAGTATACAGGACAATATAATCTTTACCCTTATACAACTTTACTTCATCATCATGATAGTAACACCACTGTCCGTAGGTTTCCCAATTATGTTTGACGAACTTGGTCTTATCTTTACAGACAAAAAATCTCATCGTATTCTTATTGTTCCTTGTTTAGTATGTAACCAGACAGTTAACTGTCTACCTTCACTGACCAGTATTTCTTCGACCAAAGAATCTAACTTTCGTCTGTTGTTATCATACTGAATTTCTGGTGGTAATGTTTTATCCATTGATAGGATACCTACCGCACCATCCCACTTCTGTACATGTGCAACAAATCCACAATCCTTTGGTCTGTAGTGGTCTTCTAGGTCATGTTCGATATAGGAACAAAAGAACTCTGTGCAGATTCTTGGTTTGTCTTCTTGAATAGAACAACCAGTGTCGCATAACTTATTACACGTAGACCACGCACCGTAGTCTATACCGTGTTTCTCTGCTCCGTTGTATCGGTCTGCCATTTTCCATTGACCAGTGAAACCCATGATTTCACAACAAACGGTACAATCACCGCATCTCGACTCTGTAGGGACAATCATATCTTTCGCAAAGCCTCAACAACCAGTTTATCCATTTCTATATTAGTATACTCGTGGTTCTTAATGGTTTTGAGGAAGATGAGAAAGGGTTTTAGTGTACCCCAGTGTTCAAGTTCAATCTTGAGTTCTAGGATATCTAATCCAGCTTCATGACCGAATACGTTGAATATTACTATGAGATGGTTTAGAATGAGGCGTTCAGATAATACGCCTGTGTCTCTGTAACGATTGAGTAGTCTCTTCACATACTTAAATTTCTTTAAGTCCTCGAAGAACTCTTCACTGTCGATACATTTTGGATTGTGATAATGCTGGGCAGCATATATCGTAAGATTATCTTTGGTCAATTTCATCATATAGTTATGTATAAGGGGGATTTCTCCCCCCATCAATTTAGTCGTCTATGACATCATTCATCTGTTCAATTAGAGTTTGTTTGCTTAGTCTACGGTCTAATTCGATACCGTGTGTACGTCCCAGAGCTTCTAGTTCAATCTTAGTCATCTCATCTAGAGACTTACCACCAACAGGGGCTTCTGTAAGAGTTTGAACTGGAGTTTTAACAAAGTCATTTTTTGGGACTTCGGTTAGTACCTCTGGTTGTGCAACAACTTCACCGTGAAATTCTGCAATCTGTTCTGGAGTGAATCCACCAGACTTATACAGTTCACCAGTGATTGGGTCTTCCCATCCATTTGCAGTAGGGACTGCGTTTTCGCACCATGCGGGAGCTTTAATTGTCATAATATTTACCTTCTATTTAATGTGAGAATCCGACTGCAACACCAAGTACAGCGACATTAGCAGCGAATATTTTATCCGTAGGTGCTTTCTTCAAAACAACTACTTCTTTGGGAGCAATAGTACACGTACCGATATCAGTACCTCCTGCTTGTTCCAAAGTTACCAAGAAAACCGCAGTACCAGTATTAATCAATCGCACTGCGGATGCGTTACCAAAATTAGATGCGGCACCTGTATTTGTACCACACGCTGCTTCAGTTCCTTGAAGTACTATCATTAGCAATCACCTTTTTCTGCTTTAACATAACCACGTCTTTTTGCCATACGTTCTAGGAACTTACGTGCTTCTTTAGTACGTGCGTCATGAGGATTCTTTTCTTTCTGACCGAGTTCTGTAATCTCAGACATAGTCTTACCATTGATGATGTCCTGTGCCTGTGCGACAATCTCTTCCGCAGTTTCTTCTTTGACTTCGGTAGACTTTACAACATTCTTATCACCAGTGGCATTGTCAACATTACGTTTACCAGAGTTTGCCTTGGTTGCGTCTTCAGCACCCTTAGACTTCTTCTTGGCATCTTCTACGTTGTCTTCAACTTTCTTATCAGACTTATCGTGAGAGTTGTCAAATTCTTTAGACTTAGGTGACTGTTTAGAGTCAATCTCTTCACCAGTATCGGTAGCACCTTTAACACTTTTCTTAGCAGCACTTTCCCACATCTTGAGTAGGTCAGTAGTCGCATCAGTCAAGTCGATGTCTTCACCAATCTTAGAGATTTCCGCAGTCTTGGCATTAGATGCAACTTTCTTCTTGTCATCTTTCTTGCCAG